GCGTGTTAACGATTGTTCGAGCTGTACCCTCAGAATCGATCGCGCCTGAAACGTTGACGTTAATAGTCGTAGTCGGTGTAATGCCCGCTTCTCTTTGACGAATTGCAAACATGGCTTCTCCGATGTTTCCAGTAGTGCCGCCTAAGCCAGTTAATAGGTTATTCGACGCGTCCGTAGGAATTGCTACCTTTACCGCTGTTTTAACCGCTTCCTTAGTAATGGCTGCCGTTTCTTTTGCTACTTGAGCCGATACGCTGCCAGCTTCTTTCTGAATTTGAGCCTTGATTGCCGCGGCTGTTGTCGGTGTAACGCTGGCATTTTTAGCGCCTGAACTTAAGTTAATTTCTGGAATAAGCGATAAATCTTTCGATCCGGGCTTAATATTGTTAACGATGTTATAGCCGCGAATCAGTAAGTTAACCGCGTCGATTGCTAAGTTGATAGCTGCAACGACGCCAGAGATTGCCAAGCTAACCGCGTCAATAACTATCGAAACCCCTTTAAAAGCTGCTCCCAAAGTCGTACCGATGATAGGTGCTAATAACTTTGCAGCTCCGCCGATTACGCCTATTACAGCGCCGAAAAATGAGAATACGGCGTTATTTTCCTCGACGAAATCTTTTAGATTTTTAAATACTGTTGTTATGCCTGTTATGACTGGAGTTAATGTCAGCTTAAAGATTGGAACTAGGAAGTCACCGATAAAACCCCAGAGCGCTTTGATTGCTGGAAGTAAAGTGACGCTCAGTAAACTTGCGTAGCTTGTAAATAGCGGGACGACGTTTTTTGTAAAGTAATCCCAAAGATCGGTAAATACCGGAATTACTGAATCTTTAACGAAGTCTGAAATATCTTTAAAAATTGGCGATAATCCCGTTCCAATTTTGTCAGATAAATTGCTAACCGCTGGAACTACTTTTTCAACAATAAGCGTAACAAGTGGCGTAATGCCGTCGAGTACGAACCCTCCTATTGTTTCCTTGCCCTCATCGAACGCAATTTTTAAACGATCCATTTTGCCGCTAAAGGTTTCAGCTCTTTGAGTAGCAAACCCACCGAAGTTTTCAGCTAGTGCCGTAGTGATCAAGTTCATGTCGCCAGATTTTAAGATTGCTGAATCTAAGCCTAAACCTAATTTTCCGAGTGACGCAGCGTTACCGTCGTATGCTTTACCTAGAGCATTTGCTACGGTTTCTAAAGGTTTACCGGTAGCGGTTGAAACGTCTAAGGCTATGTTTAAGAGTTTTTGACTTTCCTCAGTTGATTTCGTACTTCTCGATAGGCGCTCAAACGCTGGACGTAATTCGTCGTCTGTTATGCCTTTAGATAATGAAACTTGAGTAATGTAGCTCTCGACAGCTGCTATTTGTGCGTCTGTTGCGCTGGTCGTATTTTTTAAAGTAAGTGCTAAATTCTTTTGAGCTTCCTCATCGGCTATTGCGTTTTTTGTAGCTTCGACCAGCGCCGTTCCAGCATAGGCAAGCGCCGCCGCTCCAGCTGCCGCAAACGCTATTCCAGCGCCCTTTGCAAAACTTCCTAGCTTTGTACCGAACCCGTCGGTAGTATCGCCCGCGTCCGCAAGTCCTTTTTTAAGGTTATCGACGTCCGCAAGGATCGAGAGCTTGAGCGTTCTTGATCCAGTAGCCATTAGTCGAACCTCTTAACTATGTCAGTAAATGCTTTTTCCCACTCAGTTATTAAGTAGCTTTGCTCAGCTCGAAGCGTTGGATAAATAAAATAACCCGTCGAACCTCGCCCGGTTGATCCAGACCAAATCGGAAATTGCTTGAATTTATTTGATCCAAATTCTGAGCCGCCCCATAATTGTTGAGTCGTAGCGCCGCCGCTGAATTTCTGAGCTGCAAAACCGAAACCAATTTCGCCAATTTTGGACGACTTACTAACTCGAGAACCGTCAGCGATTCGACTAGCTACCGGAGCGGAATTTAATTGACCAGCTGCCGAGATAATTTTGCCTTGTAAATAACTGGCAAGCGCTCCCGATTGGGTTTTCGCCTGTTCAATAGCTTCGGCGTCCATAGCTTTAAACGCTCCAGTAATGGCTCGAAGTTCGGCTTTGTCATATTGTATGACTTCCTTACTTTCCGCCATTTCGTTTCTCCAATATCTCGAGCGCTGTCAATATATCCGCCGCGTCAACCCACTCACTCATCGGAATTCCTGTCGCGATCGACAGTTCAACCAATAAGTAGCTTAGGCTTCCTCGGCTGTAACTTTTGGGGCTTCAGATTCTCCGACCGTAATATCGACCACCGTATCGCACCAAATTTCATAAGGCTTTACGGGCTTACCCGCTGCCTCACGTCTTAAAGCGTTCCACGCTAGAAACATTAGATCGGAAATTCCGATTTTCTCCTGAGCCTGTTGAATTGTGTATCCGGTTTTCTGTTCCCACTTGGCGAACTCAGGTGGCTGAGCTGTTGTCGTAGTAACTTTACCGTCGTTCGTTTCGATCTGTATTTGTAGTTTCATGCTCCCGATTTCTTTTCTTTAGAGTGTTGGAGTTGTCACGCATGTAAAGCTTAGTGAAACTGTTTGCGCGTCTGGAGCTGTTCCGCCGGCGCTTGGAAAAATTGGCTGTACGTCAAAATTAAATACTGATCCGCTCGCAGCTGTAAAGACGACCGCTAGTGGTGTATTTGGAGCGCTATCAGCCGCGTTCCATAGTGAATTGCAAAGTGACCCGCCAGCTGTCCAATCCGCGAGCATTTCGACCGCGAAAGTGCCTTGAGAGTCAGTAGTGTAATAAGCCTTACCGTCTAGCGTTTGGTAAGTGTTGATCGTTGACTCGATTGTTAGAGTCGCGCTTGTTGCTTGAGCGTCGTATGTATCACCGTCAATGGTGAAAGTGATATCGCGCCCAGTTACGATTGTTGTTGGCATTTGTTCTCCTAGTTTTCTTGCTTGTAGTAAGTGGAAACGTCAATATCCGAAATAAGTAAATTACTCGAACCTAACGTTACGATCGACGGACGCGATACGTCGCCGACTATGTATCCCGACGGAATAGCCGCGAGAATCTGTATGACTAGCTTCTCGAGATTATCGAGAGCGCCCGCGTTATTGTTATAAGCGACGGCGGCTGAGATTGTAAAATTTACTTTTAATTGAATCGAGCTGCTAATCAGCGTCGTTTCTAAATACGGAGTACCCGGCACGATGATCGCAGCGGGCGGGATTACCGCCTCGGGTACTGATTCATAGACCGACGCGGTTACGCCAGCGAGAGCGGTCGCTAGTGGCGCGCGGACGTTAGCCTGAATTGATGTTGGCATTTATTGACCCATAGTTTCAACGTCAATAAACGGAGCTAATAAACCGATTACACGATTTTGAAGTGAGCGCCCTAATACGAACGGGCTCGGTTGAAAATCGACCTGAGCCGAAGTATTGCCCGGAGCTGTGATCGATTGGAAAACTTCGACTGATACTACTAATAGCGCCGACTTTACAGGCGCTACGGCTGAATATAAGTCCTCAGCTGTTGAGCCATTTAGTACGGCTAGACCAGCTGGAATCTTAGGTGTAAAAATTTGATCTGGTGCAGCTGTTGCGGTCGTAAAAATGTATGGCGCGATTTGGTGATCGTTGACCGTAACGGTTAGATCGAACGCAGCTCCGCAGCCTGAAATAATTACAGCTTGACCCGGTACGAAGTAGTTAATCCGTTGAGTCGTGTAAAATGCCATGCCGTCTTTGACTTCGATCCCTGTAATTGCTGACTGATAGCCAGTAAGTAACGGAAGGATCGCACCCTCAGAGCTCGCGATCATAAGATCGAGATAAGCGTCAGGGTAAAGAGAATCGCTAACGCCTAAAACGGCGCGAAGTTCGTCCGCGGTAATAATTGGCATTAGCGATCCTCTCTCTAGTCTGCTCGGTCGCCTCGGGAGCGAAACGACCGATGATTATTTATTTATGGCAAGTTGTTGAATTGTGCACCATTTGGCACTTTGGCAGCCAATGCGCCGTAACCATAGTAAAGAATATCAATGGTTCCGTCGCTGTTAATGTTGCTGCGTAGCGTAAAACGTGGTGATTCATACCATGTGTAAGAATCTGGGTTGACTACGACCATTGAGGAATCGCCGTCAGCTGTTGTTGTACCAGCGTTACCAAATGAACGTGATACGTAAAGATTCAGACCAGGTGAAACTACGCCGCGAAGCGAATCGCCGCGAACATTTCCAGCCGCGTTTGACGGTTGCGCTGCATTGTAAAGAGGTGCGCCGTTGTCGTTGTAACCCATGATGTTGCCCCATTGTGTTGGTGAAACGATCAATGATCGAGCAAAACCAAGTGAGTTGCCATAAACGGTTGCGGCTGCCTGAGATGTGTATCCAAGGAATCCGGTTGCTGAATTTGCTGACTGGCTTGTTACGGTAGTAACGGCGGCTTGCATTTGTGCTAGAGCATACTCGTCAGTTTCTTTTGCATAAGCAAACTCGAGATTTTGTAAGAGAGCTGTCAGATATTCCGGACGGCTGCGGTCAATAAGCTCGACTGTTGAAATCGCGCGACCCTTAAATGGCTGTACGGAAACTTGAAGAAATGTTGCTGAGAGTGATGATTCCGTAATTGCCGCATTTTCATTAATTGGCAATACGGTTGGGACAGCTGTTACTTTAGGCAGCTCAAACGTCATGCCTTCAGCGACCAAAGTTTCACGGCTAATGCCGTCGATTGTGCCACGATCAGCATTTGCAAGTGCATTAATAACCTGAGTGCTTTGTGGTGTTGGAATCATGCCCGGAGCTGTTGATGTTGTGTTATCGGCAGCTTTGACGTACTGGCGAGAATCCTCATCGTGTAAAACGCTGGCGCGTAAGTAATGCTCAAGGTATGAAACCTTGTTAACGATTGGTGAACGTGGCGCTGTGTACGCCATTGGAACGTGCTTCGACGCTTCTACCGTTTCGGCAGTTGCGACGGTTTCGGTAGTGTCTGACACTTCGTCTCCTTCTGTTGTTGGATTTGTTTCCTCTGTTTCCTCATCTAAGGATTCAGAATTTTCATCGGTTGATTCAAGTTCGTCGGTTTCTGTTTCGCTTGCGGCTACGGAACTAACGCGAGCACTATCGATTGCTGGCTCTGAAACTAAAGACACTTCGTCGAGTGAACCTTTAGCAACGACCAGAACTCCGTCAACGAAATCGTGTGCATTAACTTTAACTCCTACACTAAAACCATCGCGCAAACCCGTCGCAGCTTCTACTAATGCGTCGTTGCCGGCTGTTGTTTCCGCGATCTTAAATGTCGCGTCGATTCCCTGTTCGGTTGCGGTCATAGATAAAACCTTTCCGATTGGTCGAGTGCGATCGTGTTCTAGTAATAATTTAACGTTTTTAGTCGCGATTGACTCTGGTTTAAACGTCGTAAGTCCGGCGGACGTTGATCCAGTTTCGTTCCATGTTACGACGCGTCCGGTAATTGTGCGAGATTCGCTATCGGCTGACGTAATTGTTAGCGGCATGTTTAGCTTCATTTAATCATTTCCTCAGCTTGTCGGATTTCCTCGACGCTGATTGCGCCGATTTCAAATAATGTTTTGTAAATTCCTACACGTTCGGCTTCGCTTCCGCGTAAGTAATCCTCTAATTTAAAATGAACTGATTGTGTTGACGGGACGAAATCCGGCATAGATAAACGAGTGCTAATACTTGTCATTAGCGGAATCAAAGAAAAATCAAGCAAAGTTTTACGAGTAACGTTTGCGTTTGAGTAAGTCATGCTCGATCCAGTTTCGGCGTCAACGTAAAATGCCGGAATACCAATAGCGCGAGCTAATTCTGTTGCGATATATGAACGAGCTGCCGCGAGCTGTAACTTTTCAGGATCGAAACCGACGGTTTGTAATTCTACGTCCGCATTTAGAAACGCGGTCGAACGATTACGTCGAGCGACGCCCCATGACTCTAGCAATTTTGCAATTCGATCAGCTGGTAGCGCTGTACCGTTTGATTTTAATACCATAGACGGGACAGGTTCGCGAGCATAGTTAGCAGCTGCTCGCTCTAATTCTGCTCCTGTGCGAATTGTCCGACCGGCGCGGTTTAATAATCCTTCGTCGTTGCCGTAAAAAACAATAAGTGAACCCACGCCAGAATCTGGAATTTGTTTTCCGTCAATCGTGTAGTAAAGAACTTCCGTTCCGTTATTGTTTAAGAAAACGCCGACGCGTGTTGGCACGATTCGCTGAACGGAGCGAATTCGCATGGTGTCGGCAAAGAGTTCGGTTATTTGCCAGTAGGCGTAGCCGTAAAATAGTAAATCCTCAGCTGTCCAGACATAAGTCGCGCTACCCGGTACGCGTGGATCAGGGTCACGAATTACGCGGGGCGCTGGCACTTCGAGCCCCGTCGTATTGTCCCGGAGTTGCAACCCTATTGAAGCTATGGACGAGCAAATAATCCCGCGAGCACGTGCGATCGTAGGAACGCTCATAGCTTCCTCGCGCGTAGCCTGAGTAGCGCCACCGTTAAAGGTATAGATCGAATCTAAAGCGAATACAGGTGAAGCCGAAGCCTCGACGTCGCTACCTTGGAGCGGCGTTACAGCTTCCACCTTTGACGCAAATAAATCACGAATACCCATGAGAGAATTGTGTCAGGGTTATAACACTAAGCCGTCATAATATCGAAGTCCATTTCTGGGCGTGTCGCAAAGTGTGTAACTAGCGCCGTTGCTACGGCAGCGCAAACCGCAGCTTGAGAAGCTCGACGTCCAATAACCCAGCCACCGTCGCCACGCTTTAGCTGTACGGCCGACAGGATTTGCTTAGTTAAATCGCTCTGGCCACGATGTCGCAATCGACCCGAGTTAATAGCGCCCAATAGTTCGTCGCAGCTCTGAGGATAAACCGAGTCCATGTCAAAGATCGGAATACCGGCGGGCTGGAATCTGGCGGCTACCGCGCCCGAAGTTCGACGGCTGTAAAGCAAATATTCCAGCGGATACTTTCGGCAATACTTAGCAGCTTCATTAGCGATCTCTCGATCGTCAAGCTGAACCGAGTTTTCCCATGTATGAAGCAGCTTCACCACGAATCGTTCGTCGCCTAATTTCTGAGCTCCGACTAACGCGCAGAATTTGCGATCCGGTGAAATGTCAATAGCCAGCCATGTCAACTTTTCAGGGTCGAGATCGACGGATTCGTCGTAGCAATTATTCCACTCGTTCGCTCCGATAATGCTAGAGATAGTTTGAACCCAGCGGCATAGAACTTCGGTTTGTACGACTTCCGGCGGATCATTTAGAACGGCTTTTAAATTTCTTATGTCCATGGTGTAGCCGATTGCTGGATTTGCTGCCAGCCAATTAGATTCGAGCTGTATGTCGTCGGTCGGTGCGCTCCACTCGAAATACCCGATGTCGTCCTCAGCTCCAGCGGCGGCAGCTAGTCCACGCTCTCGAAACGCATTTAAAACGACCGAGTGCGAATCGCCCGCGTTTGTGTAGCTCATAATCATAGGATTTTTTGAAGCCATAAGGGTATAGCGAAGCGAAGCGTAGGATTCTAAATCTTTCATCTCTCGAAGCTCGTCTAAGTGAATTGCCGATGGCGCGGAAACGCCTCGAGCAGCTGAGCCGCCAGCCTTTACGATAAATCGGTTAATCTGTCCGGTCGTACCTTTGACTTCGATTTCCTCTGAGCCATGACTCCACCTAATACGATGAACGCGTTTAGATAGCATTTCCGAACTCTCGATTAAGTTAACCAGCTGCCTAAATTGCTCTAACGACGTGGCTAATCTATGAGCTGAGCCGATTTGAAGTGGCTCGTCCCATAAGAATAAGCCGCCTAAGATTCGGATTTGCTGGAGAAAACTCTTACCATTTTGACGCGCAACGACTATGCAATTCGTCGGAGTAGCCCAGCGTCCGTCTGGTTTGTATTTGTGAGTGTGCTCCAGCGCAAACTTTTGCCACGGCATTAAGCCCTCTGGGAGTATGTCAGCGGCTAAATCGATCAAATCGAAGCCCCTAGACGGTAAATCATTGAGCGGCGTATGAATTCTGGGTGTCGGATTGCCATAAGTGGCAGCTAATGACGGCGGCAAAACCGATACAAGCCGATTTGAGCCTAGTTCGTCGGGTAGTTGACCGATTATGACTTGATCGTCCTTAATCATGACTTACGCTAACGTTTTCAGGGATATTTAGATCATG